TTCCATACCAGCCGCAGAGCTTTAACATTTCCGGATGCGTAGAGAGTCATGTGAATGTGGATGAGGAAGAAAAACTACTGGAAGAGCGAAAGAGGAATGCGAAGCTGATTAAAGTAAAGGCAGAGCGAGTAATCAATAAAGCAC